CGCGAATAATATCGTAATAAGGAGATTTAACATGTCACAAATGAGTTCAAAATTAGAACAAGTGTTAGAATTCTTGGTGAACGGTGAAAACGATAAAGCTCAAGATCTTTTACATGATGCAATCGTAGAAAAGGCAAGAGAAATACACGAAGAAATCGTTAATACACAAGAAGCAACTGACACAGTTGAAGAAACAGAAACTAACGAATCCACAGAAGAAACAACAGAAGCAAAATCAGATGATGATGCAGAAAAAGTTGAAGAAACTGAAGAAGTTGATGAAACTGTAGGCGGCACAGGAGATTCAGAAGAAGATCTTAAAGCAGAACTAAAGCAAAAAGCTGAAGAAGATGCAGATGAGATTGATTATGAACAAACCAATGAAGAAGATCATGACGAAGAAGCTGACGGTGAAGCTGAAGTAGATGCAGAAGAAGTTGAAGATTTAAAAGACAAAGCTGATGACATCGAAGATGCTTTAGAAGAACTAAAAGCAAAATTCAATGAACTTATTGGTAACACAGACGAAGATGAGTCAGAAGAAGAAATGCCAGCAGACGAAGAAATGCCGGCTGAAGAGTCTGCAGAACAGCCTTTAGAAGAAGCACAACTAAAAGCAGTTAATGTAGCTCACGCTGACGGTTCAGATTCTACAAAATCACCAGTAGCAGGTGCACCAAAAGAAAACGCCAACGGTGCGGCACCGGTAGCAACTGGAAAAGGTGGTGAAGAAAAAGGTGGTCAAGCACCAAAACCAGGCAACATGGGTGCTACAACAGAACCTAAGATGTCTGAAGTAAAAGCTGATCACACAGACGGCTCAGACAAGTCTGCAAAATCACCAGTAGCGAGTAAGTAATTACTCAACAGGAGTAGCAAATGAGAGTTATGCGTCCACTAACAGAAAGTTTGACATTTGATCAAGCAAAGATCAATGTCGTGCAAGAAGGCAAAGAGGATCAAAGACACTACTATATGGAAGGTGTTTTTATTCAAGGTGGAGTAGTTAACGAAAACAAACGTGTTTATCCGGTTGAACAAATCCGTAAAGCAGTAGATTCAATCAAAGAGAAAATCAATGGTGGTTATTCTGTAATGGGCGAATGTGATCACCCACAAGGATTACAGATTAACTTAGACAGAGTTTCTCACATGATAGAAAACATGTGGATGGATGGACCAGATGGATACGGAAAACTAAAAATACTAGAAACCCCGATGGGTAAAATAGTATCAACTTTGCTTAAAGGCGGGTGTAAATTAGGAGTAAGTTCTAGAGGCGCTGGCAATGTTGGTAACGATGGTAAAGTGTCAGAATTTGAAATCGTTACTGTGGACATTGTTGCACAGCCTTCGGCTCCTGATGCATATCCGAAAGCCATTTACGAAGGCTTACTAAATATGCGTGGCGGACAGAAATTATTAAATTTAGGTCGTGATGCTATGTATGATCAGGTAGCTGAAAAGTATTTGGCAGAAGAAATTATGAAAATAATAACAGAACTAAGGTTAAAATAAGGAGATTCAGATGGCAAATATAACTGATGAAATTTTTGGATCCGAAACCCTTTCTGAAGAGGTAAAAACTCAAGTTCAGGAAGCGTGGGAGAAAAAGCTGTCTGAGGCTCGTGAGGAACTTTCTGCAGAACTTCGTGAGGAGTTTGCACAACGTTACGAAAACGACAAATCTCAAATTGTTGAAGCTATGGACAATATGATTACTGATTCTCTTAAAAAAGAGATGAGTGAACTAGCAGAAGACAAGCAAAAACTTGTTGCTGAAACTGTAGCATACAAACAAAAAATGGGAGAACATTCGGAACTGTTGACTAAGTTCGTTAATGAAGTTCTTGTAAAAGAAGTACAAGAATTACATGGCGACAGAGAGTCACTCAAAGGTCAATTTACAAACTTAGAAGAGTTTGTAGTCAGACAACTCTCCAAGGAATTATCTGAGTTCGCACAAGACAAAAAAGACGTTGTTGAAACAAAAGTCAAATTAGTAGCTGAAGGTAAAAAAATTATTGAAGATACTAAAGCGGCATTTGTTAAAAGAGCGGCTGGTCTTGTTGAAGACACAGTTAGTTCAACACTGAAAAACGAAATGACAGCACTTAAAGAAGATATCAAAGTTGCAAAAGAAAACAATTTTGGTAGAAAAGTGTTTGAAGCGTTTGCAGGTGAATACATGAGTTCCTACCTAAATGAAGGTGGAGAAATTCGTAAGTTGAATGATCAACTTACTGATCAGCAGGAAAAAACCAAGACATTGGAAGGTAGCCTCGCTGAAAAAGACGCTATGATTAAAACAGTAGAGACAAAGCTAAAAATAGCAGAAGACAAGATTGTTAGAGAAAAAACTCTTAACGAACTTGTGTCACCATTGTCGAAAGACAAGCGTCAAGTAATGTCAGAGTTACTGGAATCAGTTCAAACTGTTAATCTTAAGAAGCAGTTTGAAAAATATCTACCAGCAGTGTTAAATGAAACAACTACTGAAGTTGAAACAGACAAAGTAGTAATCACAGAGCACACTGGTGATAGAGCTGAAACAAATAACAAAGACGAAAATAATGATATCGTTAATATTAAACGACTAGCAGGTCTAAGGAGTTAAACATGACAGACAAAACAATTACCGAAAATTGGGATAATACAAAATCTGCTCTGCTAGAAGGACTTGAAGGTCAAAGAAAAGAGACTATGGGTGCAATCCTAGAGAACACTCAAAAGTATTTGGCTGAAGCGGCTACAGCCGGTGCCACAGGCGCTGGTAACGTTGCGGCTTTAAACAAGGTTATCCTTCCAGTAATCAGAAGGGTTATGCCTACTGTGATCGCAAACGAAATCGTTGGTGTACAACCAATGACAGGTCCAGTTGGACAAATCCACACATTAAGAGTTAGATACGCTGACTCATTCAATTCAACAGCAGGTACTGATACTACAGCAGGCGATGAAGCACTTTCACCGTTCAAAATTGCTGAAGGTTATTCAGGTGCGGCAGACGACAAAGCGGCTTCAACATCAACATTAGAAGGTTCAGCTGGTAACAGACTAAGCATTCAAGTGTTAAAACAAACTGTAGAAGCTAAAACAAGAAAGCTATCAGCAAGATGGACTTTTGAGTCGGCTCAAGATGCTAACGCAATGCACGGACTTGATGTAGAAGCTGAAATTATGGCGGCTCTAGCACAAGAAATCACAGCTGAGATTGATCAAGAAATTCTTGGTTCTCTAAATTCATTAGCTACAGCGGCGGCAACTGATTTTAATATGAGTGCAGTAACAGGTACACACACATATATCGGTGATAAACACGCAGTATTGGCTATCTTAATTAATAGAGAAGCTAACTTGATTGCACAAAGAACAAGAAGAGGTGCAGGTAACTGGGCAGTAATGTCTCCAACAGCACTTACAATTCTTCAATCAGCGACAACTTCAGCGTTTGCAAGAACAACTGAAGGTTCTTTTGATGCACCAACTAACACTAAATTTGTTGGTACATTAAACGGCTCAATGAGAGTATATGTAAACTCATATGCTTCTGATTCAGCTAACGTACTAGTTGGTTACAAAGGTCCAGGCGAAGTGGATGCGGCGGCTTTCTATTGCCCATACATTCCTCTAATGTCTTCTGGCGTTGTAATTGATCCAAGTACATTTGAGCCAGTAGTATCGTTCATGACAAGATACGGTTATGTAGAGTTAAACAACACTGCATCATCACTTGGTAATGCACAAGACTACATCTCAAAAATTGGTGTATCAAACTTGTCATTTGTGTAATCCACAAACAAGTTAAACATATTAAAGCCTCCCAGGAAACTGGGGGGCTTTTTCTTTTAAGCACATTTTAATCAAATCATTGACAATAAATAAATATAGTAAAGGAGCATAGAAATGCC